AAAATACACAAATAAGTGAAGAAATATCTTTTATTTTTTTGCATCTTTTGCATCTTTTTTGCATCTTTTGCAGTATTTTGCAGTATTTTGTTTTGAGTATTTAAGCATAAAATACAAAGACACCACAGGAAAGAAAATTATGGGTTATAAATTATCTAAAAAGTCTCTTGATAAACTGCAAGGTGTTCATCCAGACCTTGTTAAGGTGGTTCAAAGAGCAATCGAATTAACAGAAGTAGATTTTGGTATTACTGAAGGTTTAAGAAGTAGAGTACGGCAAGAAGAGCTTTTCAAGTCTGGGAAGTCTCAGACGATGAACTCAAGACATCTTACAGGAAAAGCAGTAGATGTTGTAGCGTACAAAGGTACAGAAATCTCTTGGGATTTAGAACTTTATAAGAAAATTTCTAAAGCATTTAAGAGTGCTTCACAAGAACTAGGTGTACCAATTATTTGGGGAGGGGACTGGAAGACTTTTATTGATGGTCCTCATTTTGAACTCGATAGAAAATGTTATTTATAAATATAATTTCTATATTTTAACTGTTTAACGTTTTAATACTTCAATAATTCAAAAATTCAACAATTCAAGAAATTCAAAAAATTCAATACTTTACATTTTAATAATTTAAAAGGATTTAAATATGAAAATTGATAAACAATTCATAATCAATAGACTGAGCGAACCAAGCACATGGCGTGGAATGATTCTTATCTTGACATCAGTCGGTGTAAATATAGCACCAATGATGGCAGATGCAGTCATTGCTGCTGGAGTGGGAGTTTGTGGATTGATCGGTGTATTGACATCTGATGATAAACCTGAATAAATACTTAATCCAATAAATAAATAAGCTGTGTAGAGTACTCTGCATGGCTTATACTTTTTATACTTTTTATGTTTTTTATGCAATTTATGTGATTTATGTGATTTATGTAATTTTTAAATAAAAACATAAAGGATTGCTGGATATAATTATTAAAATCAGGGGAATCAGAGGTGAGTACAACAGAGCAGAAAGTTCAAAGACTTGAAGATTCTGTAGGTGACATTAAACTTGAGCTTGTTTCAATCAGCCATGCTATAACAGACCAAGCTAATATCCTTAAAGAACTCAAAGAGGTAATCGTACAACAAAATAAAACCTTGAATTCGATGTATGAACTCAAGGGTAAACTAGATGGTGTTCAGAACGAACTCAGTGAACTTCAAGAAGATTACAGAATTCGTAAAGAAAGAACAGATGTTTTTATAAAAGAAGGTCAGGGGTTCATGGAAAGGTGGAAAGGTGGCTTGGCGGTCGCTGTATTTTGTTTTGCATCTGTACAGGGGATCATAGGATACAGCTTGTACTCTGTCTCAGACCGTATAAATCAAACATCTAAAGAAGTTCGTAAAGTTGAAATAGAAGTCATTAGAAGTACAGCAAAATCTGATGCAACAAAAGAAACTCTTAATAAATTGCTGAATCAAAATAGAAATAAAAATTAAAAGTTCCTACGGGAAACCGCAAGTACCTCCTTCTTGCGGTGGGCAGTAAGACTGAAGAATCTTACGGTAAAATCAATAAATACAAAAAGTTAAACCCCTAGTATCCTTAATTGGACGCTAGGGGTTTTTTATTGGTTATTGCTCAACTGCAAACGATACATTCGCCAGAACTGGCAACAGCACCGGCTTGTGTCCTGATGTAATATAGACTCTTGATATAAGGGTCTTTGATTGCTGATTTGTGAATCTTAGCAATGTACTCTTCAGATTCATCAGCAGAAAAGAATAGATTGAGTGACATCGCTTGGCAAATGAGTCTTTGTCTTTGTGAAGCAAGACGAATGATAACTTCCTGAGAAATCTCAAACGCTGTTCTAAAGACAAGTTTTTCATGGTCTGTCAACCAGTCTTGGTCTTGTACACTGCCATTATTATCGGCAATGTGCTTCACCAATTTCTTTGTGTACTTTCCTCGTTTCTTCATCAAATCCAAGAATACTGGGTTAATACGTTCTGTCTCCCCACCCGCAGATGCCTGAATAAAACAGTTACCCAACATCGGCTCAATACCTTGCGAACATCCTGACATTATTATTGATGTAGAAAGTGTAGGTGCAATGGCGAGTCTGTGTGTATTTCTTACACCATAACCTTTACACCATTCCGGTTCACCGTATTCTTTTGCCATCCACTGACTTGCTTCAAGAGATTTCTGTTGAAGTTCTTTGAAGAATTTATTATTAAATAAATGTGCTTCAAGACTTTCAAAAGGAATACTCTCTTGTTGCAAGTAAGTATGAAAACCGCAAACCCCTAAACCAAGTGCTCTGCCCTTTTCAGTAAACCTACGAGACTTATCAAAAGCAGCAATACCCTTAGACTTTTGAATAAAATCTTCTGCTACACAATCAAGAAATACAGTAGCATTAAAAATAGCATCTGTATCTTTCCACTCATTGTATCTTGAAAGATTCATAGAAGACAATACACAGGTATAAGTGTGTTCTTCGTCTTGATAAAGTGTAATTTCACTCAACTTGTTCAATTAAGGTCGTTAATCTTAACCCGCCACAAAAGGCTGCTGCATATCCCTATGCAGATCGGACTATATCATCCTTGCTTAATATACAAGGCTGTGCGCTTGGAGTCACTTGACCCTACTCCGCTAAACTCATCACGGATAGTCTCTACACCTTACCGACATTGGTCGGTCTTGGCTCGGTATTGTCTGTTCTAGATGTCCACCGATTTCACACAGTTTTACTTGTGCCTGAATCAACACAAGTTACTACTCTTAACCTCAAGACCCAAATCTTTATACATCTGAGGACTTTGTTTATTTACTTTATCTGTAAAAAACAAATAACCCTTACCTGTAATCATTTTCAATTTAAGAATCTTCTTAAATCTACGAATTGCTTCTTCGTCACCTTCGTCGCACTTTCGAGTATCTTCTTCAGTCCAACACCAACCAAGATTACTACCATCAAGATTAACTTTTAGATAATCTGCAAGTTCATCAAAGTCAGGATGTGAAACGGGCAGATACCCTGCCCAAGCACCTCTACGATTACTACCCTGTGAAACCTTCTGTGACATTTGTACGAAGTCTTCAAATACCGGAACTACACCAGAGGCTTTGCCGCCGATTGAAATGCTTGTACCACGAGCACGGATATCACCGAGATAACCTGAACAACCAAAACCATATTTAGTAAGCATGGCAGATTCATGGATATTCTTGTAGAATTCATCAATACTATCACCGATGTACTGACCAGAACACGACACAGACATACCACGAGTAGTGCCCATGTTTGATAGTACAGGTGTACTACAACTCAACCAACCATTCCAAATAAGTTCAAAGAACTTCTCTTCCCATTCTGTAGGATTTTTAGTGTACTGTGCAGCAGTCTTTGCTATAGTTCTAGCACGACCCAGAAAGGCATCCTCACCCTTTACACTGTACTTATCCTTAAACAGACCACAACCATCTGTTGTCATCCACAGAGGAACAGAACCCTCTTGTTGAAGTTTCTTTCGTTCCTCTGACAACGCATCACGAATACTCATTTACCCTCCTAAATTTAATTACCAAGCAAAACTCTCTTCAGACCAATTTCTGTGGTATTGACTACCAACCTGTGCAAAAAAGTCATGAATAACAGTTTGTGAAATACCAAGATAAAACCATTCCCCAATGGGGTTGCTGGCAGGTCTGTAAAGCTCTTGAAGACCGAGATTTTGAAGACACAAATCAATTCGACTATCAATAAAGTTTTTCATTTGATGTGCTGTAATACCTTCAATCTTACCTTTTTCAAAAATCATATCACAGATTTTATGTTCGTGTTCACGAATCATGTCTGCTGCCTTATAGATTCTTTCATACAACTCTGTCTGTTGTTCTGGTGAAAGTTTTAGTTCACTTAACAGTGTTCTAAACAACCAACATGCACCAAGATGGTGCAAATTCTCATCACGGACTCCAAAATTCAAACCTGCAATAAGATTTTTCATTTTATTTTTACCTTGCGATTGAAAATGCTTCAAGAAAGCAAAGTTAGAATAAAGAATTGCACCCTCAACCATTGCAAATACACCAAGAGAGTATGCAATGTCATCGTCATTCAATACTTCATCAATAAATGCCATGCGAGAAGAAAGCACTGGATCATTTTTATATGATGTATAAAACTCTTCTGTATTCAAATGCAACAATTCGTTAATTCTATTATAGAACGGGGCGTGCACGTTTAGCTCGAAAAAACTGAAGCAATTTGCCATTCGAATAATATCTGGACGATTAAAATATTTTACAATTTTATCACCCCAGTATTCACCACCTACATTCAACTCGTATTCTGTAAACAACTTTAATACAGTAATTACACCGTGACGTTCTGCTTCCGTCAGGTTCACAAGAATATCCTGAATATCTTTTTCAAGATCAATTTCGTTGTGCAACCAAAAAATACTATTTTGCTTATCAGCAAATTCAACTGCTTCTGGATAATCAAAAGTGTAAACACTTTTTGGTGTAAGCAACCTAGCAGTTTGTGCATTATTTGTCATTATTCTATACTCCTAATTCTTTTAATAACCCCTTACAAAAATTGCAAGGGGCGTATATTTTATCATGCAAAACCGATTAAGTCAAGAATCCTTTTAAATACTAGAAATTCTCTTCTGAAGAATTTTCAGGTACTTCAAAATCTTCTGGTTTTGATACATCTACAAAAACTTCATTTGGAATTTTTCTACTCAATAAATCTTTAAGAATTCTACTCTGACTTGATTCATTCTTGGCTTCACGAGAAGCATAACCAGATTTTATCCAATCTTTATCGAGTCTTTCATATCCGACCCACCGATTACACAGTACAACTTCATTAAAACGGTTTCTATGACAAAACCCTTCCTGTTTCTCTACTGGCATATTAACATTGATACCAAGACCCCACAGAAGGTTTTTGAAGTCTTCTTGATGATTCTCAGGGTACTGATAATGCCAATCAGTTATCACCTTTGCAATCTCTGATTCTGAAATAATAAGCACTGCTGTCATGTGTTGTTTCCTTTACCCTGTTGAACTTCAATCAACTTTTCAAGATAATGAAGTGCTTTTTGAAGGTCTTGCAAACCGTTCTTCTTTTTGTATCGAGAAATGTACTTTATAATATTACCTTCGAGGTATCCCAAATCATTTGCAATTACGTAATCCCATGGTTCAATGGGTAGCTTATAGTGATTTCCAGACACCTGCCTCTGATTTGCTTTTGAATCAAGCATTAAAATCTCTCCTTAAACTTATCAGAAACAAAAGAACTCAAATCGTTACTTTTGAAACCTGCACGTTTAAGAACTTTACCTGTTTGTTTATTCTTTACTACAATATACCCTGAAATATCATCGTGAACCGCCACGCACTGAATTCCACGTTTTTCGTAGTGATCGAAAGTATCATAAACCTCTGGTGGTGTTCTACAGAATTTACTGAGATTGTTTTCATTAGT